CTTTCGAGATATGAATAATGTTTTCTTCATCGTCATCGTCATCTTTTTCTTCAGATTCCGATTCCTCAGGAGGAGTTTTTGCTAAAGTATACGGAGTCGTCACTTTATTGGTTTTGATAATACACTTTTCAAATAGATTCACTGGTTGAATCACCATGATTTGTTTCAATTCAATGTCGATTTGAAAACTCTTTGTTGAACATCGAACTCCCTGTACTTCTAAAATACTTATCAACGTCGTCCTTTCATTGATTGTCTCTGCGTCTACATTACTTTCATTTTCGTCGTAAATTTTCAAAGAAGCACCCCCGATACGCTGGCTTATATTTACTCGCATAATGTATTGTTTCCCGGATTTGAATAGCTTCACAGTCGGAGTGAAATAACTTTCAATATCATCTTCGTCTAAATCCATGTCGAACCACCTTTCGCGATTCGTGTAAATATGTTTGCGAACGGTTTGTTCAAGTGTCTCGATCCATTGGATGAACTCTTCGTCCTCATTGGTAAAGACTAGGTCGGTATGCATTTTTTTGCCCGTTTTGATGATCCCAGCCTTTGTCTTGCATTTCGGACTTTGAATATATAAGGGCGTTTTGTTTATCAAGATCTTGCTAAAATAAACCCCTCCAGAGACAGTACTCGGCGTGATTAAACTGATTTTATCGAATGGGAACTGCGAATTTGTATCAAAGATATCACTCATTAATACTAATAGTCGATAAAAGTAAACCTTTAACTATCCGCGTGCCTCTGCGTTTACCATTTTTATTCAGAATTACTAACAAATATATAATGTCTTTCTTCTCGATCAACGACTTGATTCATAATGAAAACATAAGGACAAACATATTTAAGCCTCTTGGTTTGGTGATTTACAATGAGGTTTATTTTTACATATTGTTAATCTTGGTATACTGCGGATTGTTGTTTTTAGCAATATTGGGGAGTCTTTTCTATTTGTTGAGTATTCACAAAAAGTTGACGACTCTTCTGGATCGTGAGCTAATTTTTGAATCTATTTAGACAATAATATCTTTGTCTACTATATAAAACAAAGATGAGTACTGCTCCTACTGGATATCAATTTAATCAAACCGGCGACTACGGAATCAAGGCTTACGGTCCTGCGTCTGGCGATCAACACATTGCCACACGTGTTGGCGGTGGGGATTGCAAGAGACGCAACCGAAGTAACAAGAAGCAACGCGGAGGTAAGAACCGAAGTGATAAGCGTCGCACAAGCCAAAGGCAACGCACAAGCCAAAGGCAACGCACCAGCCGCAGACAACGCACAAGCCAAAGGCAACGCGGTGGCAAATGAATGAATGGGTTCTCTCAGTAAAGTATATATAAATGAACCCCGAGTTTGAACAAAATATGCGAAAATGGGCAGCATTGGACAACAAAATCCGATCTACAAATGCCGAGCTAAAAACCTTGCGAACACAAAGAGAACAAACCTCTTTGTCAGTTTGTAATTTTATAAAATCGAATCATTGGGAAAACAAGAAAATCAGTATGAGTGACAGCACCATCTCATTTTATGAAAAACATGAGACAACCTCGCTTACATTCACTTACTTGGAAAAATGTTTAGGTGAAATCATCCCCGAAAAAGAGCGGGTGAAATCCATCATCCAATATCTAAAAGAGAAGAGAGAGGTTAAAACGACAAGTGATTTGCGACGTACATTTCATAATGATAAAAATAATAATAATACTAGTGGAGATGAGTAAGTTAAGGAAACCCATAGTTTCCTTATGATCCTTCCTTTTAAGGAAACCCATAGTTTCCTTATGATCCTTCCTTATGATCCTTCCTTTTAAGGAAACCAAGGTATTCATACCTACAGGTACGTCGGTCTTACGCCTTATGATCCTTCCTTTTAAAGCATGGGATTAAAAGGCGTAAGCGAAGCGGAATACGGCAGTTCCCTTTCGGAAGCAAACTGTATATATAATGTTTTCAACCATTATATATATATAATAAATGAATGCACTTCGTATCTACGATTATGCAGCCGCTGGTGGATATAGTATTTCAGAAATTATGAAAATTGATGGTATAACAAGTGGTGGCGGAGGCGGATGCAGAGGCAGTGGTGTTAGTGGTGATATCCCCCTTGGATTGTACTATAAACAAATCCCTTGTAGTATACCAACCCTGTTTGAAGCTGCGAATGCACATGTGATTGATGATTTTCTCTTTTCCGATTTGTTCAGCCTTTTGTCCAAAACCACAACTCGTAAAAACAACAAATCCTACCAATTCAAAAAGACAATCAAGAGACAATGATGTTCCAGTTCGGAGGATGACACCACTCTGTCATGATCGATGAGCAACAAACGATCTTCTCTTGATTCGCATTGATGTAGGCTCCCCACCAACTGAAACTACTATTCGCAATGATGTTATGGTTGCAAACACTCATCAATAACATCTGTTCCCAATCATCATCAACGTCGGCTTCTACAAACTCTATGGTGGGAAACCGTTTCCCAAGTATCTGGATGCAATATTTGATGGTTGAGTGATTCTCTTTTTCGTAAAAACAGATTACGCGACATGATCCTACCCTCTCAATAATATGATTCAACGAACTGATATAATATGTCATTGATAAAATCCTACGATGGTTAAACAATCGAAAATGAAGAGAAACTGTGGTTTTTTTTAGCAATAGACTCTTCTCTGTTATCTCTGCTTGTTTTGTCCGTAAATCAATGATCTTTATGATTGTCTCGTAATGGGTTTCAAAATATTTGTAGGATCGGAAGAGTCCATCTAGACATTTTGAATCGGTTGAAGTCGATTGTAGCGAATTTATACATTGGTTAAGAGATTCCGGATTAAACCAAGTAGTGTTGTTTCGCAATCGATCCAAGAATGTATACCAATATGTTTGTTTATCAGTGGAGTATGGAAACAAGTAGATTTTATGGGTTGATAATGCCATGGAAATGGTTGCAAAAATCTGGAACAGTTGGGTTCCAAGACCACCCGTCAACTTACAAGAGACAATTGTCATATATACTAGAATCTAGGTTATTTTTCTCCTTCTCCTTCTTCTTCTCCTTCTCCTTCCTCAGGAACCATCATTTTTTTCATAATTTCCGAAAATGGATTTGCTGAATTCCCCATAAACATACTCATCAAGTTCATAATATCAGGGAGTTGTTCTTCTTGTTCCTCTTCTTCTTTGTTTAAAGTCATGATTGGCTCGTCACTATTATCGACAAACACCTCTACATTATCAAGCGTCTCAATACCTGTGATTTGAGTCAATGTTCGTATTTCGTGTAAAAGCTCTTCAATCTGCAAATCTTTGGATTTGATGATTTCTTTTAACTTAATAATGACTTCTTCAGATTCTTCCATTGTATGTATATAGTTAAATTATATATTTACTTTATTAAGTTTTATAGATATATGTTTATGACAATGCAACAAAGATCTTGTTCTCTTGACAGTAGGTCTGCAACTCCACCACGTTGACTCCACCACATCCTTGAAACTTCAGTGTCTTGATTTTATGGGACTTGCTTTTCAAAACGGCCACCACATTTGTGAGTCCAGGTGCCGAAATCACGGTTAATGAAGTGAGGCTTGGGAAATTTTCGAAACCGTTCAATGATGTAAATGTCGGTTGTCCTGCACAATTCAGTTCCAAATCCGTAACGGTTTCATTTACTATTGTCTGTAAATCTGATTTCATTCCATAGAACTGGTGGATCTTCAACTTCTTCAATTTGTAGAAGGTAGACAAGTTTTCGAATCTCATATGATTGATTCGTGTGCATGACCAATTGTAATCTCTTCACATGAGATTTTGGGGAAGGCTCTATCAAATTGAGATTGACACGAGATTGACTGAGTCGGAAACAACATCACATCAATACGATCGATCACTCGAAAGAACTCTCTAGTCTGTTCCTCAAGAGTGTCTTCCAACAACTTGCATCGCCTGTCTAATGTCTCGCATCTCTTAACCAACCCTTGAATCGCCATCTCCTGCTTCTGTTCCATGCGATTGAAATCGAGTGTGAGTTTCCCGTCGTTTGACAAGATCTTCTCTTTGATAAAGACAATCAGCTCCCAGTGCAGAATACCACCAATCAATGCAATAAACTTGAGTTTTAGGTTCCCTGATGTGGCAGACAAGGTGACGCGATAGTGTTCATCATCCTCGTCGAAACATTTTTGGAGAATGGCATATTGATCGGCGATTGCAAAATCCTTTTTGAAATCGCTTGATTGCAAGTTTCCCTCGTAACACATAAAGTTGAGCGTGTCTGTGATTTTTAAATAAACCGTGTTTGGGTCTGGGTGCGAGAGTTGCACGGCAAACGATCCGTGAGTGTATGAATTCGACATGTTTTTTTTTATAATATTATTTTTTTGTTTTGATTACAATTTAATTTTTTATGATTCATAAATCGATCATCATCACTTCGTCGTCCTCTAAAAACTCATGATTTGAGAGTTTTTCTCTTTTTTTTCTTATATATATGTATGCAATGAATGAACCAATCACAATGCCAATAATCATTGCTGTATGATTTATTGATGACTGAATCGTTCTTTGACTTCTTATAGATTGTAATGCTGGACTTATCGATGGTTTAAATGAAGAGATTGATGTAGGTGTCGTTGATGGTTGTATCGTCGGACTTATCGTCGGTCTAAATGATGGGGTTGTTGAAGGTTGTGTGGTCAATGGGGTTCCACTAACACTTATCGTAACACTTATCGATGATGGTGTAAATGAAGGCGTAAAGGTAGATGACGGACATATTGAAGGGTTACTATGCACATTCAAAATATGAATAACAAGGATTGTAAGGAAAATCTGTAACATTTTATTTATGACCGGAACCGAGATTCGAGTAAATCATGAATCCCCATAAATAATATTTCGAAAAAACTTAAACAAAAACATACTATTACACTTAAACCAATAATATTATGAATACCGAGAAAAAGAAAAGATCCAAGGTGATTAATGTGATGTCACCTTCAGCAAACATCAAAATCGAAGTGGTCGAGGACGAGAGTGTCAAGAAAAAGGGCAGAAAACCGAAAGGCGGCAAACTGGTTAACAAGCCAATCGAAAATGTCGTCCAAGAAACCGCACTTGCAAACATCATTCTCCATTTGAAATGCACCTCGAAGGACTTGACTGAATACAACTCGAAAACCAACTCGTTGGCGACGATTTCATACAACCCAGTGGTTCCGAACATCATGACCTATGAGAACTCCAATTTTTGTGCATACGACGATACCCGTGCGATCACCACGAGTACAAGTGCATATGATTCCGAAACCGTTTGTAAAATCTGCAGAGACAAACATGACAACACAGACGAAGACGTCTCGATCAAAGACGTCAATGCCAAGTTGAAACGATTGAAAATCAATCTCTATAAAAACAGTTTGCTCGACAAAAAATCTGCCTGTTTTTGGTGCACCTATGAATACGACAATCCGCCATTTTATATTCCCAAATACGAATCTGAGAATGGCATTTTCGCGTATGGCTCGTTTTGTCGCCCCGAATGTGCCGTCGCGTATTTGCTGAAAGAGAATCTCGACGACTCGACCAAGTTTGAACGATATCATTTGATCAACCACATCTATGGCAAAATCTGTGATTACAAAAAGAACATCAAACCCGCTCCGGATCCGTATTATACGCTTGATAAGTTCTATGGAAACCTTTCTATCCAAGAATATCGCAAGCTCCTAAAGACCGAACATATGTTGTTGACGATCGAGAAACCACTCACTCGAACCTTGCCTGAACTGCACGAAGAAACCGATGATATGTTATTGAACATCGGGGCGAATAAAAACAATATTCGGTCGTATAAGGTGAAGCGACAGAGCGAAAAGACCACCGGTCCGAGCAAATCGAACATCATGTTGTCTACTTTTGGCATAAACACTTAAAGAATTCTGTAAATAAAGACATATTCATATATTGAACTATCAATATGTCTTTTCTCTCTTGTATGTTAATGGGCGGTCTTGGAAACCAGTTGTTCCAAATATTCGCAACGATTTCTGCCGCCGTCAATGCAAATCTCCCCTTTGTATTTGAGTATTCGGATGTATTGAATGTGGGGAAACCGCGTCCTACCTATTGGAATTCATTTCTCAATATGTTACGACAGTTTACGACGCTCGAATCCTTGTACACCTTGCCAAAAATTGCTGAAACTGGGTTTATCTATACACCGATTGTTGTAAACAGTCCAGATCCTCGTTGTCTGTTTGGTTATTTTCAATCGTACAAGTATTTCGACCAACATTACGATGCCATTATCAAGTTGATCAAGTTGAGAGACAAACAGGTGGTTGTTCAGAACAAATCAAGACTCTTTATAAATGAAATGACCCAAAATGAAATGACCCCAAATGAAATGACCCCAAATGAAATGACCCAAAATGATCCTGGCGGACCCACGGTTTCCATGCATTTTCGATTGGGCGATTACGTGAGCATCCAACACTATCATCCAGTTATGCCCATCAAGTATTATATAAACGCACTCCGAGTCATGATTGATCGATTGTCGACCGACCGGTTTCGCGTGATCTATTTTAATGAATCCCAAGATCAGTCAACGGTGAATGTCTCGATCAAGGTTTTGTCGAAAACGTTCCCGAACCTCGTGTTTGTACAGGCGGATTTGTCCGAAGACTGGGAACAGATGTTATTGATGAGCGTTTGCAACCATAACATCATTGCGAACAGCAGTTTCAGTTGGTGGGGGGCATATTTTAACCAGAATCCAGACAAACTGGTTTGTTACCCTTCGGTATGGTTTGGACCCAGTTTGGCCGATAAGGATACGAAAGACTTATGTCCGCCGAGTTGGCACAAGGTCGCGTTCGCCTAAGGTGTTTCGTCACAGTCGATTCTCTCTAAACACGCCTTTGCACAAACGCAACAACGGATGTTCACTTCCATGATTCCTTCGCATAGATTCAAACAACATTTCCAACATCCAATGCAGATTTTACATGCACTTGCTGTTGTTTTACTACATGTCATGCATGCCTTTGATACTGTTGCAGTGACTTCTTCAGTTCGGACGATCGTTTCCTCTTTGGGCGGTTCGGGTGGTTTTGGCAAGTCTGACATTATATTATATGTTATCATAAAAAAATCCATCCAACACACAAACCATGGCATCCCCCGACGAAAAAACTGTTAGACTCCTTAAAAAGTTGCCTCTTTTTAAGGAGTTGAAAAAGAAGAAGAGGCTTCTTTCGAAAGAAGTGAGTGCCCTCAAATACATCGTGAAGGAGTACGAGATGAAAAATGCAAAGCTACGTGAAAAACTCTACGTCGTTCAGAAGAAGAACCGATCACCGATCAGTGTTGTACACGTCAAACATGAGGATGTTATCGATCTCACGAACGACGATGATGACCATTGCATCAATGAACCAGATGAAGACGTAAACTCCATCCAGACGCATTCTTCCGACATGGAAATTGATCTTGTTCCTCCTGTTACAACTGTACAAGGACAATCTGTCATTGGTAGTAATGTCATTTATGTTGTTGGCGAAGAAGAGACGAACCTTGCAGAAGAACCTCAAGTGAACATTGTCGACGTCGCAAATGTTGACCAAGTGAATGTTGTAGAAAAAACGAATTCAATGGATGTCGAATCGAACGTTGTAGTAGAAGAAGAAGTCGTAGAAGAAGAAGTCGTAGAAGAAGAAGTCGTAGAAGAAGAAGTCGTAGAAGAAGAAGTCGTAGAAGAAGAAGTCGTAGAAGAA